AGATACACAGTTTGAAAACTTTATGGCAGAGAAAACTGGTAAATATTATACAGGTGTAGCCAAAAACAAAAGAGACGATCGCGAGGATCATTTTGAACGTAATGCTAAAAAAGCTGACGATGATGCATCTGCATATAAACCGGCTCCTGGAGATAAAGAAGCAAAGACTAAAGAGTCAAAGCATACTAAAAAAGCACGGGAAATGGGTTTTACTGAAGAGTTAGAAGAAAACCATATTTGGGGACAACGTCAAGGTAAACGCCCTCATATGCTTTTAGATAAAAACGGCAAAACAAAATTTGATAAGCGTTTCAAAATGTATAGACCAAAACTTGATGAAGCTACTGATTTAATTGGCGAAGACATTGTTGACTTAATGAAATCAACTGAGTCATATATCCAAGAAGATAGTGCTGATAAATCTCTTGCTAAAAAATCTGAGAAATCTGGTATGCCACAAGGTGTTTTAAAACAAGTATATAACCGTGGCGTAGCTGCGTGGAAAACTGGTCATAGACCAGGAACTACACCAGAGCAATGGGGACATGCAAGAGTTAACTCCTTTATTACTAAATCTTCTGGTACATGGGGCAAAGCTGATAAAGACTTGGCTGCAAAAGTACGCAAAGAAGAAGTTGAACTCGAAGAAAATTACAAAATTACTAAAATGTATAATCCAACAACGAAAAAATCTCGTACAGCTGGAAAGAGTACATCAACATTCGCAGTACATACACATGATCGTAAATACTTTAAAGAGTTCCCAACTCAAAAAGATGCAGAAAACCATATGAAAACTCTTGGTAAAAATGAAGCATTTCAAGATGGTAAAACACACACAATTAGTAAAGTGTATAACCACAAGGATCCTTATGGAGGCAAAACAATTCAACACCACCATTGGTCAGGAGAATGGGATGAACGTAAACCATTATATAAAGTACATAAAAAAGGTTTAACAATGTCTGACGAACATGCTAAAGATTTTAAAAATAAAGAAGATGCTGAAAAACATTTAAAGTCTGTTAATAAAGATATTGATGTGGTAGGCCACTGGAGAGGAAACGTACCTCCTGGAAAGAATATTAACGATTATAAGAAAAATAAATCGGAAGCAAAAATTAATGAGCTAGACAAAGATACGCTTGCTAACTATGCTAATAAAGCAATTAGAGATAAAGAAGATGCAAAATACAATTTCAATCGTGCGGTAGGTTCAAAGGCAGCCAACAGAATGCGCGGTAATGTACAAGGCGCTTCTGATGATGTTAAAAAAATAAAATCTCATAGTGATAGAATTAAACGCCGTGAACGTGGTGCAGCACATTTTACTCGTAAAATGCTAAGGAAAAAGAAAGAAGACTAAGATGAAAAAGTTTAAACAGCATATTCAATCAAAGTCAGGCGCTGGCGATATAGGTACTGATGAATTAGTTAAAACTCTCAAAGGTGATACACCTATGGAAGAAGCTTGTTGGGACTCACATAAACAAGTAGGTATGAAGAAAAAAGGAAACAGAATGGTTCCTAATTGCGTACCTAAAAACGAAGATGCCGAATATGATAACGAAGGCGGTATGTCAAAAAATCAATTAAAGACTATGATTGACGCTGCACAAGAATTACATGGTATGCTTAAAGATGATGACAACATGCCTGAGTGGGTACAATCAAAAATTACAAAAGCTACTGATTACATTGACACTGTTAGAGACTATATGAAATCAAATGATGTAAACGAAGGTTCTGAAACATGGGAAGCTGGTTATAAACGCCGTGTAGTAAAAACTACTGATCCTGACCACAAAAAGGACGGACATAATTGGCGCATCAAAGGCAAAGATAAAGCAAACCTTTCTATTAAATTATATAAAGAAAAGCCATCTCAGGCTGAGTTTAATAAACAAATGAAAAGAGTTGCCGGTCACGAGTTTGGCGGTTAATGTGTTACGATTTAAACAGCATTTAGCAGAAGCCGGAGAGCTTAAACCGTCTCGTCCACCTAGATGGAAAAAAATAAACGATGATGAAAGCGAAATTGAATTTCCAAAATCTAAAGCTAAATACAAAATAGAAAAATATCGACCTGATGGATATAAACATAAGGGCGAGTATAAATTTTATGTATGGAATGCTAATAGAAAAGACTGGGAAGATATTGATATTTTTAAAGGCAAAGAATACGTTAAACATAAATGTATTGTAAGTGGTCAATTTATGCATGACAGAAATGGCATGGCTGATAATTCAAAACAAATGTATAATTTTAAACCGTATCTAAAGTTTAAGTAAGGAATACTATAGTGAAAAGCTTTAAACAACATTTAACAGAATACACCGCTAAGTCTTGGTCAAAATACCATGATGCTCAAGGCACAGATTTTGTTAAACCAAAAGTTAAAGTATTAAAGTTACCAACTAAAAACGTAACCGATAATGATTTAGTATATGCTCAGTTAATGTCTGGGACACTTGAAAGTTATGCATATGCGGATCTTGCATTCCCAGGTGCTATGAGAAAGCATAATATGTGGTTTACTAAATATTCTAACATGGCTAAAGTGTATGGAACAGAAAACGATGCAGGCGACCATTTGTCTGTTATGAGAAAAGCAGCTGAAATGACAAGTTCGCGTAGCAGCAACTTTAAATTGAATGGTAAAGAATGGAAAACAAGTAAGCAGAAAAAAGCTTGGGATACATGGATTACCGAACAAAGAAAAATTTATCCGGAGCAGTTTTAATGAAAAGCTTTAAAACATATATTAGTGAATTATATACTATCGGACATACAAGATTCTATGATGCTAATGCTAATCGAGCAAAAAATAATCTAAAACACGGACGCACTGACCCATTAGACACAATACCTCATAAAGGTGGCGCTGAAAAAGGTGAGCATGGTGGTGCAGCATATAGAACTACTGCAGATGCTACTAAAGGCGCCCACACATTAAAAAAAGAATTTCCAGGCAGAAAATATAGCGTGTATAAATTAAAAGGTGACTTTGATAAAGATACTTATCACAGTAAAAAAACTGGTATGAATCATCTAAAAAGAAATACAGAAATTACTGGCAAGGCAATACATAACGTAACAGAGAGTAAAAATGAAAAGCTTTAAGAAACACTTAAATGAAGCCGTAGATAGACCACCTAAATGGAAAAAAGATACCAGCGATGGCGAAGGCGGTGCTCAGATTATTGAATTCCCAAAGACTAAAGTTAAGTACAGAGTTTCAAAGTTCCTTGATGATGGTGACCGTCATAAAGGTGAATGGAATTTAGAAGCTTGGGATCCTCGCCGTAGAGAGTTCATATGGGCTGACACACTCAGTCCAAAGGCATGGGTAAAAGAACTTTGCATATACAGAGGTCAGTTTAAACATGATCGTAACGGTGAACCAGATAAAAAACAACAAGTAGCAGATTACAGTAAAACATTTAAATTCCGTGGACATCACTAATGAAAAATTTTAAAGAATTCGTATCAGAAGAAAAAGATTCACGTTTACAGCGTGCAGGAGTAAAAGGGTTCAATAAAGCTAAAGGTACACCTTCGCACCCTACCAAAAGTCATATTGTTGTTGCTAAAGACGGCGATAAAATTAAAACAATTCGTTTTGGCGAGCAAGGCGCTTCTACTGCGGGCGATCCTAAAAAAGGTGAGTCTGATAGAATGAAAGCCAAGCGCAAGTCATTTAAGGCTCGTCATGGTAAAAATATTGCTAAAGGTAAAATGTCAGCTGCATACTGGGCTGATAAGGTCAAATGGTAATTTTTTTATAAATAAAGAATAATATTAAAGGAATGCAAAATGAAAAGCTTTAAAAAACATCTTAATGAAGCAAAAGACACTCATTGTTCTGATAAATGCTGCGGCGCTGATACCAAAGCTGAAGATTGTGATTGTTCTGCAGATTGCCCGCATTGTAACTGCAATTCAGTTAATGAAAAGGTTGGCACAGAATATACTCCACATTGGATGGTGCATCCTAAAACAGGTGAGAGAATTAGGGCTGAAAAAGAAGTTGACCATCATAGAATGAAAGCTATGGGTTATACCACAGAATCAGTGGAACCAGATTTAGATGAAGCGCTAACCAAGTGGGCAGGCGCAGATAAGAGAAAATCTTATTATACTTCTGTAAAGCATGCTTATAAACCAAAGCACACAAATACCGGTAATGATTCATATGATCGAAAAAAGATAGAAACTCAAGCACATTTACAACACGCCCAGAACTTCCATGACAGAGAAACTGATAAAGGATATGATCGTTACCATACAACTCATCTTTCAGTGCCTCATCACGAAGCTCAAGTAGGACACTTACATAAAGCCATGAAGGCTAATGCTAAAGGCGATGAAGCTGGCTTAAAAAAGCATATGACGGCTTATCATCATGGCAATGAAAATCATAAAATTAACAAAACGGCTACTTACACGCATGCACACCATTTGCCTCATCACAGCAGTTCCAATGTAAACGAAACATTTGATCCTAAACATCCAAAGGTTATGGCTGCTCGTAAAGCGGTCAAAAATGGTACTTATAATGGTAATGTAGACCGAAATGGTAATGCTATTGTACACATTAAAGGTAAACCTCATACAGTAACTAAAGGCGATCCTGCTGCAAGACACGAATCAACAGAACAGCTTGATGAATTATCTCCTACAACTTTAAAAAGCTATAAGAAAAAGTCATTAAAACAATACAAGCAATCAGCTAATAAAAGAATGGCTGGCGGCGGAGATTATGGATCAGCGACAAAGGCGGCGCAAGACAAGCATCAAAAGAGATTTGATAAACGTCATAAAGGCATTGGTTCAGAAATTAAACGTACAACTGATGATGATATTCACTTAAAAGATCCAAAAGGTCTTGTAAGAAAAGATCCAAAAAGCAATTCTATGACTGGCAAACCAGCTCCTTATAAGTATAAACTTGGCGAAGATTTAGAATACGAAGAAATGAACGAAGCTATTATCGACATCATTAACGAAAATAATATTACCATAGAACAACTAGAAAATATGACTGAGGAAGAACTTCAGGAATTATTAGGTGCCACTGGTAAAGTTATTGGTGGAACAGCAAGGGCTGCATTTGCTGCGACAAGGCTTGCAGGAAGAGGCATTAAAGCAGTAGGAAAAGCCGCGTTGATGAATAAACAAGGTAATATTCGTGGCACGCAGAGGGCTAAAACAGACGCAGAAAAAGCTCAAAATGACAGACATCAGTCTACATTAGCTAAGATACAAGATAAAAGAAGAGATAATATCCATCAAAAACTTGCTATAAGAAAATCTAATAGATTAAAAAGAGATATAGACAGGGCTAAGGCTAAGCTGAAACAAACTCAGAATAAACCAAAACCAAAAATTTACTAAACCTCATTAAGGAGAACTACAATGGGATCATGGGCAAAACTAGATAACGCGGCATCAGCACCAAAATGGCTGTCTGCAACTGCATCTAATCCAAACAAATCAAACGACAAAGATAACGCGGTTTTCGTTTCAGACGAAGAAGCAGCATTAGCATCTAACCGAGCAAAAGGTCTTACAGGACCGGGTTGGTGGTCATATCACACAGCTAACAGCCGCCACTTTGCGGAATGTTTAGTACCAATGAAGGGCGGAACATGTGCAGACGCTACTGTTGGCGACTTAGGTGTTAGTGGTACAGGCGACGATGCAGTAGTTGCGGATACCTAATAAAAAATGATATTAACAGAATCAACCTTTCTGTTATTTGCTTCGAAGTATTACGACAATCCAAATTGTACCGATACCGTCGAATTTTATGAGGACTTGAAGAGATTTCAGTATTTACGTAAACTATTTGGTAGATACAAACAAGATAATGATTTGAAAGAAAGGCTGATTCTGAATCACTTGATCGTTATATATAATATCTTTGGACCAGAAGCAACTAACATGCTTTTTATGAAACTACATGAATACCACGAATTTTTAAAACCATTTGTGGTATATTTAAACTTTATGCCTAGTGTCGTTTCTTACGACGAATATGTCATACATAAAGATAGTATAGAATCAGATAAATACATTAGCGAACTGCTAAAAGGAATATAAACATGGTTGTAGATCTATTTATGGTATACCAATTTATTCGACGCCTAGCTACGCCGTTTGAAAAATGGCCTGCATATAAAGAAGGCATCATTGATAAAGATGGTAAAGTACTAATCAAATCAAAAGATTTAAATACTAAAAAACAGCGTGCCGCATGGCGTATCTTTGATCGTATGATTGCTAACCTGAAGAAATTACTCGCCAAAGTCCCAGGTGGTAGTTCAAAACTAGCATCATATGCAGCCGCTCTCTTTTTGATTAGAGAATATAAAGCATTTACTGATGAGGATATGTTTCTGAACGAAGATATTACTGATAACCAATTAGATGAATCATTAGAATTATTTTCTAGTAGTTATAACTATTATACCACACTTGCAGAGAATGTCAATAGAAAAAATGTAAATGAAGCATTCGGCAGAGCAAGATTTAAACAGCAGTTAGCAAAACGTGGAATGGACGTTGATAAACTCCATACTCAAAATGTTAAAGATGCTTTGGATGCCAAGAAAAGACGAGAAAGAGCATCATCTGATTTAAAATCATTTAGACAAAAGAATAACATTGATGCAAAACCAGAAATACAAGAAGAGCCAGTAAATAATGTTAGTGGTGGAAATATAGCTGGTATGGATGGCGGTCACATGTCTAAAGCAGGACAAAAGAAATGGACGTCAAGTAATAAGAGTTCAAAAAAGAAAAGACTAAGAGATATTATGGGAGACAATAAATGATTACTTTAGAACAATTTAGTGCAATGATTCCTTCAAATAAAGAACCAGAGCTTTGGTATGAAGCAGCGGTACCAATGTTTGAAAAATATGAAATCAATACAAATAATCGTATCGCTGGCTTTATGGCACAATGCGCGCATGAGTCATTAGACTTTACAAGATTAGTAGAAAACCTTAATTATTCAGAAAAGGCTTTGAACTCAGTGTTTGGCCGTTATTTTGGAAAAGGAAAACGTGATGCAAAAGAATATGCAAGAGACCAAGAAAAAATCGCAAACTACGTCTACCAAGATGAGTTTAGGTCCAAACGAGGTGCTTTGGGAAACGTCAATCCCGGCGATGGCTGGCTCTTTAGGGGTCGAGGTATCAAGCAGCTTACAGGAAGAAATAATTACACACAATTTGCAAACACAGTTGACTTAAGCGCCGAAGAAGCCGCGGAATATGTATCAACACCGACGGGTGCTATTGAGTCTGCTTGCTGGTTTTGGGCAACAAACAAATTAGAAAAGTTTGCTGACAAAGGTGATAACAAAGGTTTAACCAAAAAGATTAATGGTGGTACAATTGGATTAGCAGATCGTAACCGTCGTTGGGACGAAGCGTTAGCAATTCTTGGTGGTAAAGTACCTGCTCCTAAAACAAAGAAAACATCTACTTCTGTTCGTACTCTACGCAAGGGTATGCAAGGTGATGATGTTAAAAAGATGCAAAAAGCTATTGGTGTTGCTGCTGATGGTGATTTTGGATTTGGAACCCTTGTCGCTGTGAAAAAATGGCAAAATAGTAATGGTTTAGTTGCAGATGGTATTGTAGGCCCTTCTACTCAAGCTAAGATGTTTAAATAATTATAAATACAGTATAGAAATATTAAATCTAACAATAAGGAGATAGAAATGTCTTTAGAAAAAATTATCAAAGAAGCGTTGGATCAAAATCCATTGGAAATGAAAGACGCATTCGCAGAAGAAATGCAATCACGTATCGCTGCTGCTTTAGAAGAAAAATATAAATCTGCTATGGAAGAAGATTTAGAAGAAGCAAAAGACGACGATGATGAAGACGAAGATGAAGATGATGATGACGACGACGATGATGACAAAGACGACGATGATGATTCTGACTCGGACGATGCTAAAATCGGCGCTGACATGAAAAAACTAAACGCATCTTGTACAAAAACAGAAATGTACGGCAAGATGAAAGAAAAGTATGGCTGCGATAAAGCTAAATTTGAAGGCTTATATGCATCATATTGCTCAAAGTAATAGGGTGATAACATGGCGAAATTATATCTATTAATTATCGTATGCGGACTATTTGCAGGTATAGGATATGGCGCCAAACAGTACTACGATTGGTCTGAGGAAACGATAAGCGTTCTTCGGACCAATAACGTTAAACTGGTATCCGCAGCTGAAACATTACAAAATACTGTGGACACCATGGTTGCTGATGCACAACGTA